TAATAATTTCCACCGATTTTGTTGAATACTCTAACATCCACGACGTTCACAACCCCAGTTACGTTACCAATTTCTCTCATTAAGTCACCAACAAACAACGGGTCACCCATTTTTCTTTTGTCGATAGCGAAGAAGTTTGTTACAGTATTAACAGTTTCTTTTAATACATCACTTTGACTTTCGTTTTTATTTACCACTAAATCAACCTCTAAACCTAAATCGATAACCTCACCACTCATAATGTCTAAGAAGTCATTTAACATTCTAAATTTAGACAAATAGTTCAATACGTTATTCTTAAGTGTGTTAGATACAATATCGGTTAAATTACCTTCACTATCGTATGATAATAATTTAATTCTCACTTTGTTGTCTTCTTCCATCACACTAACTTTAGCCGGTGCTCCGTAAGTTGATGGCATCGTTTCAATTAAAGATTTGTAGTCATTTAATGTTACCGCTCTATTTTGTGCTGCAAAGTTATATGCAACCATATTTCTAATTTCCTCAATAGTCGGTGAATCGGCTCCACCCACTGCAGGTGTTATATTTGTAACTCTTAATGATTGATATACTTGGTCATTTATTGTTGAATTTGGACCATTCAATGCAAAATCAATTGTATCTATCGATGTTATCACATTAACCCCGAGATTTGATTCTTTACCACCACCTATACGATATTTGATGAATAATGTGGTATTTGCTCTCGGTATGTTACCCAATGAGTTGTTATTAAGGAAAGTTGCAATATTAACTTTCATTGTTCCGTTCATATAGTTATCCAAATTATCCATTGGGTCTACATTTCCTGAACCGAAAGTAACACTGAAATAACCTTCAGGTGTATACTCAGTAATGAATTTATTATCAACTCTAAGGTAATCACCCGATTTAAAATTATCAGTATCTGAAATTGTTGTTGAGTCTTCAATAAAAACTCTATCTTCCATTAATGACTTAACCTCATACCATTTATTCCCGTTTGTGAATTCATCATATGTAGGATTACTTGCATAGTTTGTTCCTGATTTATGAATCACACTAACAACACCCAATACGTTTTTCTCAGGTAAGTATAATTTTAAGAATGGTTTTTGGTCAACCTCGTTAATAACTCTTCTATAAATCTTAGTTGTTCCATTTACAACCGCCTCTCTTTTGGTGATTGTATATGATATCAATTTACTATTGTTATCAAAATTTGGAATCTTTAATCTATTAGGTTCACCTTTACTATTGAAAGGATTTGAAAAATCAATATCCTCAAGAGTTTCAAATATTTGTCCTCCACCTGAAACTTGAGCCCCTGCTTTTAGAATACCCTCATATCTTTCGTCATCTTTATCACCTCTAACAGGAACGTTAATTGAGAAGTCACATAATGCAACTGATGGTCTTAAACCAGGTAGTCTGATACCATAAGTTTTTGCAATATGAAATAATGATTGTCTTTGTTGTGCAAAGTCCAACATCGTTTCCTGCCAAACTCTATCTATATGGAAATGTAAGTTATCAGCAACCGCAGCATTTAAATCAAGTAATACTGAATAAATTGATGCATCGTTAAAGTTACTTATTAATTCTGGATAATACTTTTTAGTTAATGAAACTAATTCGTCTCTTAAACCTGCAAAATCTCTTGTTGCGTATGATATTTCTTTTGCCATTTTATATGTTAATAATTATAAAGTCTGATACTGAAAATGCTCCGTTATTTACTGTATAATCAAGTTTAACTTTAGCTGTATAAGGTTTACTCGAATAATCAGAAACCCTAAACAATCTTTCGTCTTCGTCTTGTGTATACGTTTTTGTTTCATCAGGGTCATTTTCCGCTGACATTATGTTTAAAGATTTGATTTCTACATTTGGTATAAATTTTCTTATACCCTCACGAATCTCCTCCTCAATATGATTGAATGTTACCACATCATTTTGTTCAAATATGTATTCATATAACCTTGTCCCAAAGTCAGGTAAGTAATATCTCGTACCCTTTCTTGTTAAAAGTAGGTGTATGAGATTAGCTCTTACTTCTCTTTGTGGAGACTCGGTAGTTTTTAAGTAATCTCCGTATCTACTATCTCTAAATGGATAGTCAATTCCATATGATATTAACGCCATATCAATAAATATAAACTAAACTAAAATGGGAATAAATAAAAAACCCAACCGAAGTTGGGTTTAATATGGTGTCTTGATATTCACCCCCTGTATTCTCGAGACCTGGAAACTCAAGGTACGCCTTGACGACATTAGTACTTTGAGGGAGCCTCCCATTATCTTTATGAACCACAACCCTCACACTCAAATGGTGAGTCGGTTGGTTTCATACTTAAAGCAGTTTCATTTTGTTCAAACAAAATCGACTTAGTCGGTAATTCAACATTTTGTGTGTTAGCTGATGTCGTTTCCACTTTTTGTGGTGCTGACATTTCCACACCCAAAGTTTTAATTGCATCAACCGCCGCTCTTGTTCTTAGATAGTACATACCCGTTTTTAAACCTGATTTCCATCCAAAGATATGTGCTGCCAATAATTTTGGTTTGGTTACATTATCTATAAACAAGTTTAATGACTGAGATTGGTCGATGAAAATAGACCTGTTTGCTGCCATTTGTAAAATTCTCTTTTGAGACATTTCCCAAACCGTCTTATAAACTTCTTTTAACTCTGTAGGTATTTCAGGTATGTTTTGTACTGAACCATTTTCAAAAATTAATTTGTTCTTGATTGTATCATTCCACATACCAACTTTTAAAAGGTCATTTACTAAATGTTTGTTGATTACTACGAATTCACCACCTAATGTTCTTCTAAGATATAGGTTGGTTGTGAATGGTTCAAACGCTTCGTTATTACCCAAAATTTGTGCGGTAGATGCTGTTGGCATCGGTGCAACTAATAATGAGTTTCTAACACCATAGTTTACCACTTCTTTTCTTAGAGACTTCCAATCCCAACGACCTGATAAATCTTTATCTGTTTTGTCCCACATTTGGAATTGGAATTTACCTTTCTCAATTGGTGAACCAACAATAGATTCATAAGGACCTAACACTTTAGATAAATCTTTTGAAGATGTAAGTGCCGCAAAATAAATTGTTTCAAAGATTTCTGTTTGTAATTTATCCGCTTCCTCACTTTCAAAAGGAATACTTAATAGACAAAATACATCGGCCAATCCCTGAACCCCCAAACCAACAGGACGATGTTTGAAATTTGAACGTTTTGTTTCTTCGGTTGGGTAAAAATTTAAATCGATTACGTTATTCAAGTTCTTTACGACTTGGTAGGTATATTCATACAATAGTTCGTGATTAAACTCACCATTGATAATATACTTAGGTAATGCGATTGATGCCAAATTACAAACCGCTTGTTCTGTTGGAGAGGAGTACTCAAGTATTTCGGTACATAAGTTTGATGACTTAATTGTGCCTAAGTTCTTTTGATTTGATTTATAGTTTGCAGGGTCCTTATACAACATATAAGGTGTACCTGTTTCAATTTGTGCAGTTAAAATAGCGTCCATTAACTTTCTTGCTTTAACCACTTTTCTTGCCTTTCCTTCTTGTTCATATTGTTCATATAAACGAGTAAATGCTTTGTCTTCAGGACTATCATAAGCATCTGATAAACCCGGTGCTTCGTCAGGAGAAAATAGTGACCAATCACCATCACTCTCAACACGTTGCATAAACAAATCAGGTGTCCACATAGCCAAGAATAAATCTCTAGCCCTCATTTCTTCCTTACCGTGATTCTTTCTTAAATCGATAAAATCGAAAACATCAGAATGCCAAGGTTCCAAATATATTGCAAATGAACCTTTACGTTTACCTCCTTGGTTAATCCAACGAGCAACTTCATTGTATGTTTTCATCATTGGAATTAAACCGTCAGATTCTCCGCCTGTTCCTTTAATATATGAACCTTTAGCACGAACATCGTGTACGTGTAATCCAATACCACCAGCCCACTTAGAAATCTTTGCAACGTCTTTGATAGTATCAAACAATCCATCAATATCATCACCTTTGTTACCAATTAAAAAACAAGATGACATTTGTGGTCTACGTGTACCAGCATTAAATAATGTAGGTGTTGCGTGAGTATAAAAGTGTTGTGACAAGTCATCATAAATTCTTAACGCCATTTGTACATCACCTTTACAAATACCAACGGCAACCCTCATATACATATACTGAGGTCTTTCTACAATTCTGTCACCAATTTTCAACAAGTACGAACGTTCTAAAGTTTTGAATCCGAAATAATCGAAATCCAAATCTCTATCCATATTAACCGCACTATCAATAACTTCTCTATTTTCCATTACAAAACTATGAACATCGTCAGAAATCAATGTTGACTCTTTACCTGTCTTAGGTTCAATAAAAGAATGTAGTTCTTTGATACATTGTGAAAACTTTCTTGGTGTTGATTTATGTAAATTAGACACCGCTATTCTACCCGCTAACTTAGCATAATCAGGGTGAGTTGTAGTCATCTGTGCAGCGGTTTCTGCTGCCAATTTATCCAATTCGATTGTTGATATCCCGTCATAAATTCCTTGAGTTACCTTTAAAGTAATATATGTTGGGTCAACGTATTCCATATTTAAATCGTGACATAAAGCACTAATACGTTTAGTGATTTTGTCATATCTCATTTCTTCTAATTCACCGTTCCTCTTTTTAACTTTCATTTTATATAAAAACTTTTAATTTTAAAAATCCATATCAGAAAAC